GTACAATGCCTTCAGCAGTAGGATTGTGATCGGACTTACGCGCTGAATGACGTTTATCACCGATCCAGCCATCTGAAGTTCTATCTCTATCGGGGAACGCATCATCTACCTGCTCGCGTAGTTGTATCCCTGCTTTGCATAGCTTTGCCATATCTATTTATTATAGCATTGAAATAGCACAATCTTGAGGGATTGTACTAAGCCTCAACCCAGCTAAGGGTTGCCTCATCCCAATCCCAATCTTCACCTTCGGGCATTGGCGTTGGCGCTTGCCAATCATAATCAGCATCTAGCGACCAAGATGGATAAGGTTGGGGCGCAATAAAAACATCATTGATTTCATCGTAAGTAAAACCAATTCCAGCAAATTGCTTTCTAAAATTGTTATTGTAAGAAGTCTGTATCCAAGTGCCGCCAAGTGCTAAATCATTGGACAAGAAATCTGCGCCTCTATATTCTAAATCATTATCAACTACTAAAACTTGAGTAACTAGATTATTTTCTATTTTCGCAAAGTGTGCCATTAGTAAGTAATACTTCCACTTCCGTTGAACTGATAAATATAAAAAGAACCTGAAGTAGTTGCAGTTGGTGACCCTGTTGTTGATGCAGCTTGGTTTGTAGAGCGAACAATAACGACACCGCTACCACCATTTCCACCGCCTGGGCCTCTGCCACCACCACCGCCGCCGCCTGTGTTAGCAGTTCCATTAGAACCTAATTGAGCAGCTCCACCACCATTACCACCGCCGCTTGTAGCAGTTCCACCGCCTGTATTTCCGCTACCACCGCCACCGCCACCGCGACCTACTGAACTGCCTGTAATATCATTACTTAAACCTGCGCCGCCATTACCACCGCTATCTGGAGCGAATGCAATTGCGCCAGCGCCACCAGCGCCACCACCGCCACCGCCAGCATCAAAGTTGCCACAGTTTGCGCCATCAAATCCTTGTGCAGTTGTTCCAGCTCCACCTGTGCTATTTATTGATGCACCACCGCCAGCACCGCCACTTGCTCCTGCTTCTGATCCTGACGCGCTTCCACCACCGCCGCCACCAGTTGAAGTTATTGTAGTGATTCCAGTTCCAGACATTGAGGAATTAACGCCGTTAGTGCCTTTTACTGATCCACTAGTTGAGCCAGCACCACCACCGCCAACTGTTATCGTATAAGTTACTCCTGGTGTTAGAGTTAAAGTGCTTTCGGCGCTAGAATTGCGGCCTGAAGTGCCATTAGAAGTTCTATAACCGCCAGCTCCACCGCCGCCGCCTGCGCGACCACCACCAGCACCACCAGCAATAACAAGAAAATCAGCAGTAACAGAACGCGGATAATTTTGACTAGCAATAATGCCCAATAAACTCATTACGCTATATCTCCTACGACCAAAAAAGTATTTGATGCTGTGCAGATAATAGATGCGGCAGATTTGTTAGCGCGTAGTTTAGGTGCGCTAGAGGTTGCACCTGTGCTAGTTATTGTTACACCTGCACCTTGCGCTAGTGTTACTTGACCTGCTCCAATCTGCGCTATGTTTATTACATCACCTGCGCTAAATACGCTGGGTGGAACAGTTAAAGTTATTGGGCTGGCATTGTTAAGGGTTACTAGCTGATTAAGATTACCTGCTACTAAAGTATAAGTAGTGCCTGTTTCTGCATCGAACTCTAATTTTAATCTTAAAGTTGCTGTACCGCTAGTAACACCGCCTGATAAACCTGAATCTGTGCCAGTTGTGATGCCTGTTATATCACCTGTGGATCCAACAGATACCCAGTTTGAACCATCATAAACTTCTACTGAATTAGTATCCTGTAAATAAGACATCATGCCTTCAGCCAACACGCCGCTTAATGCGCTAGTGCGAGCTGCTGAGCTTGCAAACACCATTACTGTTTGCTCATTCAAATACGTATTGACCTGGGCTGCGGTAAGCACATCCCCGGTATTGAACAACTTATATCCTGCGCCTGCCATTTGTTCTCCTTAGTAGCTCAGCACGTCTGTGTCTAGTATACCCGATATATCGGAATTTAAGACAAAGCCTGCCAGTAGCGGTTCTGTGGTGTATAGGGTAGTCATCCAGGATGACTTGGTAATGTCGTGATGGATGGCGTTTACTAGGCTTGATTGCACCACGCTGCTAGAGCCTGGGGTAGTCTTAGTAACTGTTACACCATCAAGCAAATCTATGTCTATTCCTGCCAATGGCTTATTGGGGTTTATATCATCATAGAGATTCAGCTGAATGCTATCTATGCGTACTTCAGGGTCTTTGCGTGTGGCTAGGATGCCTTGCGCTTGGCTTAGAGCCTCAGCATTGGTCTGTACCAATATGCCTGAACGCTGGCCTGAATGTAGGAAGAACTTATCAATTGAAGGCTGGTCGAAGACATTTTGAGCAGTACCACCAAGACGTTCAATAGTTACATCATTCACTAGGTTTGTATCGTCAAACGCTACTACTGCATTGGTGTATGAGATGTCTGTGCCTTGATCGCTGAACTCATAGACCGGGAACGCTGGCGTGGCTATAAGGGCATTACGGCTTACAAAATTAACCTTGCCATTGGCATCTAGGAAGATGCCCCCAAACTCGCTCTGTTCCACGTTAAACAACGCCTGAAGGGCATTCCTATCTGTGCCTGGGTCTGCCTGTAGCGTTGAATCTCCTGTGTCTACGTTACGCAAACTTAAAGGCCATTCAATCTCATCTAGGATGGCATTTACTCTAGCCCCTGAAGTTTGTACCCCTGAGCCTGTAACAGTTGTTATGCCTGAGCCTGCAAGCAGTTTAAAGCCATCTACGCAACGCAGGGTAACTGTGCTTAGTTCATCGTTGCCTTGCCTAAAGCCTGTGTCATAGTTAGTGATAAAGCCTGAGAATAAAAAGTAATCATTGGAAGCATAAGTAGCGTAGATAATTATCTGCCTAAGCGGAACAAGGTTTGGAAAGTAGATACTGTTTGGGTTGGTGGGATTCCAATCACCATTCTGATCGTATAAAGTCACATTAGCTGTGCCAGCCTCAAACTGGGATGTTAAACGATTGCGACCACGGCGTATTGCAACTTTACTAACTAAACTTGTTATCTCAAGTGGCAACGTGCCTGAGCCAAGCGTATTGGTATCTAGTATGCCTTCAGTTGCGCTATTTAAGATTAATGGGTTAATTTCAAAAGCGGTATCACTATCAAAGTCTACAAATACACGCAGCGTAGGTGCTGGCATTAAATCGCCCTACTGCTTAACAGCAAGCCTTTGCCGGTCTTTTGATAGTTATATTGAATGTCCGTAATAACTTCAGCCAAATCTTCAGAGGATGTAACGTTGCCTTCAACATTAACATTTATCGTAGTTGTAGTCATTGGGTTGCCTTCAGAATCAAGACCTAATTTGGCAAACAATGCTGCAAGTTCAGCTGCTCTAATTGCATTTTCTGCTTCTGCTAAAGCTCTTTCCGATTCAATTAATGCTAACAATGCTTCAGATTCTCCTAATAAAGCTGCTGCATCGGATTCGGCTAAATCGGCTTTGACACCTTCTGCAACAGCATGTTCTAAAGTTCCCTCTTTAAAAGGGTTTTTAAATTCATCTAAAGGTCTTGCGCCATTGATGTAAACATTTGTAGCGTTAACATCCATGCGCTCAAGCTTGGTAACTGTCATCTTCTCTTGGTCTAGGCGTAAACCCTTTTCAGCAAATAGGGTTTCAATAGGTATTTTGATTTTAAGTGTCTTAAGCAATTCCTGAATGCGTGTAATTGTGCCAGGCCAATCAGCAAATGGATCTCCAACCATTTCATCTAGGCTATCTAATAGCAATGCCAACTCAGCAGCAGCAGCCTCAGCTTTAATTAACTGACCTTCAAGAATGATGGCTCGCTTTACATCCTCATCAAGAATGGCTTGCATTAGCTCTAAGCGTAGGCGTTCTACGTCATTAATCTGACCGCCTAGGGCAGCAGCAATTTGTATACGATCCATTTCAAACCGCTTATTGATTTCATCAATAATCTTGGATTCTGTATTTTGTTTTTTCTTTTCAGATGTAATCTTCTTTTCATTGTTTAATTTTTCTATGGCTGTTCGCTTTTCAGCTTTTGTTAATGCGTTTTGCGCTCTTAGCCTAGCCCTGTTTTGTTCTGCTTCTTTTCTTGCTTGCTGACCAGCTAACCTAGCACTTGCTGAATCCATAGTAGGAACTAGCTCACCGGTAACTATAAAGCCACCGCCACGCACCAAGCCTTCAAACAAAGCCATTACAGCTTTAGCTGCTTTGCTTTCTGTAATGCCCCTAAAAGTATCTTCTGCGTCTTTACCAAACTCAACTACTGCTGCGCTTAAAGTACCTAGTGCTTTACCTAGGTTTATGATGCCTTCTTGCAATTCCTCAATGCTGACATCGGCATCTTCAAGTCCAGATACTAAACCTTCTCCAAATGCTTCTTTGGCTTGCTCAACTGCTGCTGCAAGTCTTTGCATCTTGCCTGCGAAGGTATCTGTTGCTTTACCTGCTGCGCCATCAAACCTAGTCTGTAAATCCTCTAATACCTCATCAAACTTCTTGCCTTTAAGCTCAGCTGTAGTGTAGCCAATGCGTAAACGTGCTAGGGCTGTTGTTTCGCCTTTGTATGCTCGTTGTAAGGCATTGCTTACTGTCTGTAAATCTTTGCCAGTTCCAAGGCTAACATCTAAAGCAGTTGTTAAAATCTTTTGTGCTGTGCTTGCATCGCCTGTAGCCTGAGATAGGCTGATAAATGCATTAGTTAACTTATCGCCTGCAACGCCGGTAGCCAGTTCTAACTTGTCTATAAAATCATTAATAAATGGTGAAGCAAATCCTAGGTTGACCGCGTTTAACTGTGTGGCTAGTAATTGCGCTTCTTTTGTGCTATCGCTAAACGCCTGTACAGAAGCCTTACCAAACTGTACAACTTTAGTAACTGAGAATACGGCAAGGAACTTCTTGCCTAACTTGGTGAAGGCATCATCTGCCTTCTTTGTTCCTTTGTCGTTATAGCTGGTGACTATAGGAAATACAATTGCCACGTTACAACCTCGCTATCTCAGCATTGGCATTACCTGCTACTTGTTGCAATACTTTTAAAATTGTAGCCTTGGCTTTGCCTTGATCCTCAGCCAAGTTTCTACCCATCAAACGACCAGATGTCTTAGCTGTGCGCCCGGTCTGCTCTAGGCTACCAATACCATTATTTAGGTTAGCAATAAACTCTCTACCGGCATCAGGGTTGTTAGATTTTGATTGCGAGCTGCCATATCTGTTCTGCCTTCCAGCAGTTTCTATAATTGCACCAGCGGCAGATTTGTTTAGTAAACTGACAAGCGATGACCAGCCACTTCTATTGCTTCTACTTTTTGCTAACGAATAAGTCAAGCCACGTCTAACTACATTGGCTTCAAAGCTAGGAAAAGCGCGGTTGCGACCAGTACGGCTTTTGCGCTCATAGCCTGGATAATTAAAACGAGATAGGTTATCTATTGTGCCTGGCACATCATTGCGCGCTGCCTGGGTAATGGCTTTTAAAGGCGCAGCAATCTCTTTGTTATATGCCTTTAAGGTTTCAGGGGCTAGTTTACGCAAAATCTTCCTAGCCTCTACGACCCCTTTTACCTCTGTTGGCATTCTCTCGCTCTCTTGCCTGCTGCTTTAAGACTTCGTAAAAAGCCTTAAGCAAATCTGTGTCCATGTTAATAAACTCGCTAGGCGCGATCCCAGTATGGATGCTCAACTGAGCAACTCTATACGTGAAGGAATCGCGCGTTAGCCATTTGGGGAATCGTCTGACACCACATCAACCGCAGCTAGAGTTTCAAGAAACGCTGATCCAAAAGGTTTGACATCAGGCGCATCTGCGCGGCGTAGACATTCCCATGCAAGCCAATAGATATGCTCTTGCTTTTCATCCTCACGAAAAGCTTTGTGAAAGCCTTTGCGAAACTGCTGCTCAAATGCATATTCAACAGATGGACTTATTGAGTGTGTGCTCTTAGTTCCATCAGCCCTTGTTACTATTATTCTTGCCATTTTTGCCCCTTTGTTAAATTAGAACGTGCCGGTACTGGCTACTGTCACAGCAGAGTTTATCGTAAAAGTAATATCCTGTACTGCCATATCGCCCGTTGCGCCCGCAATGGGGGTTAGGTTGTTGACAAGAATATCAAATGTGTACAACGGGTTCGTTGCAGATACTGCTGGAACTTTCGCTTGCACCATCTTTACTGCAACAGTTGTGCCGAATGCAGTATTGAGTGTCTGTAGTACGTTTGATGTTGCTGTGTCATTTAGGAATGAAACAGTTAGTGAACCTGATTCTAGACCCTTGACAAACTTATGTGCGGTATCTCCCATAGCTGTGACTTCAAGTTCATCAGCAGCATAGTTGAGAGTAACCGAAGTTACGTGGTCGCTAAGATCAATCGTCGCAATCTTTAGGCCAACAGTATTGTTTAAAAATACAGCCATGTTACCTTATTCCTCATCTTTCTTAGTTGTTGGTTTTGGTGCTTTTTCGCTTGGCTCAACCTGGCCGATTTTGGCAAGAAAAGCCTCGCGTTCTTTGTCTATATCAGCCATGTTTTAGCTCCAATCGGATAGTACGCTGATTGATACTTCCCCGGATAGCAGATCGCCTGCTGTTCCGGTTAAGACCGCCGGTGCGCTGAAAGTGCCAATGGAATACACAATTGACGATGCTTCCAGCTTGTTTACGATATTTAGATAATAATCTTCAATGTTAATTAGGTTGCCTTGGTTATCAAACATAGGGGTTAGCACTATTAATTTAAAGTTAACCTTAGGCTTAATGGTTTTGTAATGGTCGTTGCTTGGCTCAATATAAGGATCATCAGGTTGCACCACAATGCTATTAGCAAGCGGTGTGGCAGGTGGGAAGGAAAACACCTGCCACGCCGCATCATCAGCTAGCGCGGTTGCGATTGTTCCCCGTAGGGTAGAGATTGCTGACATTATCCTACTTGACCGCCCGGCGCTAAGTGATCCGCAAGTAAACCGCGAACACGTGCCATTAGAGTATTGCCCATGCGATACGGCGAAGGTTGAAAATCTGGTGA